AGAAGGAGCTTTTACACGACAACATGACAAGCAACAGCACGTTTACTGAGCAAGTCACGGAGTTAGTCCCCGACGCGGTGTTCGCGCTGGGAGAATCCTTGCAGAAGCCTGCGCTCGTCGCCGTCGCATTTGTGGCGGTACTAGTCGTAGTGCTCTTAATAGCGAAGGCAATCCACGCGTTGTGGAAGGTGTCGGGAACGATCGCCACTTATATGTGGCGGATAGCCCTACTACCATGCACACTGATTGTCTGGGCAGCGAAAAGGGCCTACTTCTGGTACCTGCGTAAACCGAAATTGACGGAGACACCCCCGGTCGTGCACGTAGTGGACCTCCGAGGGCATGAGCGCACGGTACGCATGCTTAGACAGGATATCTGGGCTGAATCCGTCGTGGGCGGAGTAACTTACCTATACGACATAGCACCCATACAGGTTGCGACCGTCGACAAGGAAGAGAAGAAACCCAAGGCGGTTTTAGAACAAGCTACCTCTGTCGCGAGGCACAGGCTGCAGAAGCGCGGACCAACGCCCAATAGTTACGCCTCCATAGTCATTACGTCTCCGGACAGTGACGACGTTCGCGTCTTTGGGCACGCCGTTAGAGTCAAGATCCCTCAGATGGCCAACGACAAAACGGTTGTCGCTCCCGTACTTATGACAGCCAAGCATGTGTGGAAGGGTGTCCATTCCCATTTGGAGATGGGCGGCTCGGCTTTTCTGCAGACCCCTTACAGCAAGGGGTCGTTAAAGATCTCGCCCAAGACATGGAACGGCGCCTACCTCCTCCCCGGGGTGGACGTTGCTACCATTGATCTGAGCGACGCGCAGGCGAGCACCATTGGTTTGGGTGTCGCTGACCTCGCACCGTCGAGCATGAAAAGTGCAGTGTTTTACTACACCACTCAAGGCGAGACGTACCAGGCGCCTGCTAGAAACATGAGCAAGGCCCCACATAGGCTGATGAAACGACACGATGCGTACACAGTCAAAGGGTCATCCGGGTGCCCCGGATACATCGGTGGCAAGGTGGCGTACCTACACGTACTAGCTGAGAAGGAAACTTCTAACAACATGTGTGTGGATCTCGCAGCCATCTATCGCAAAACCTCGAAAGTGTTGCCCGAGTCCGATACGGACGAGCAGCGCTACTTTCGCACCCTATTGGATGAGGAAGCCGAGCTGGCAGAAGCAGAACGCTACGCCGGCGACCCGCGAACGGGCGCCATCTTCTATGAGGATGGCGCAGGACGCATGGGTTACGCCGACTGGGCTGCAGTGGAAGCCAAGCTAGGCGTAGACTCTCAAGGGAGGACGTGGGCGGACTACAATAGTGACGACGACGACGATGGCGACATCCCAATCTTCGGCCACTTCGACAAGCACGCCGAACTCAAACGCGAACGTGAGGCGATAAACGATTACGTCGATGACGTTCTGGACGACACAGAAGGCTCAGGGAAGGGCTACTCCGGCCCTGGTTTCGCGTACTTACACAAAGCAGACTACGAACGCAGCAACACCGCCACTGCAAAGGCGATAAGGGCTGCTAGACGTGCTGCACAAGGTGTTGAGGCAGCTCCGCGCATAGGAGCAGCGCTTCCCGCCGACGCGCGGACATCTGACACCGCGCCGCAACCGACAACCACGGTTGTTCTACCACCACAGGCGGACCCGGTGGCATTGCCGCCGCCTCCGTCGGGTCAAGTTCTCGACCCTGCGTTGGCCCCTGTGGTAGACACTGCGTACCAACACAGTGCGCCCGCCCCTCCGGCCGAACGAAAGGAAACTGCGTCAGTCGAACCCTCTGCCGCCGCTAACGAAGCGGTTACTAGGCTCGCTGCATTACCCGCCGCGGAGCTTGAGAGCGGAACCACCGTTGTCCTCAACAGCGTAGGCCCGCGACTACACCGGTCGAACGGAGTCAGCGTTGGGGGGCAGGTCAAGTTAGTGTCCATTCCGCAGAAACCCATTGAGCAGCGTCGCGCAGACGCGGTTTTGCCGAATGCAAGGAAAGAAGCAAGGCGGCAGAGGAAGCTGGCGGCGAAAACTAAATTAGCCGTCAAGAAAGCCGAGCAGGAGAGTGACGAACGCATCGCGACCATCGTGCAGACTCAGCTGAACGCAGCCATGGCTAGGGCTCCCGCTGCATATCAGGGCCCCCCAGCCGTGCAGTACCCACAGTTTGCAGGCGCTGCGCCATTTATGGAACAGCGCCCCCAATTTGTGGGTGCGCCGATGCCGTCCGCGCCAACTTACATGGTGCCGGATTTTCGTCTACCTGTCCAGAGTGTCCCCAACTCTGGAATGCAACAGTAAGGGGCGTCGCGAGCCGACCGCTGAGTGAGGAGCTCACTGTGGTCGGGCAGGCTACGTGGAGACAGGTTAAACTGTCTCACGGTCCTGTCCGGCTGGAGTTGCCCCCCGCTGTCCAGCAGTTGTTCAGCGTGCAAGGCAAAGAACTGCAACCGCATTGGCTTCCCGCCAGTGGCGTGGCAGCCGAACTAGCCACCGTAATCGGACAGCACACTGGAATTCGCCCGAAGCAAATCCCTCGGTTGGATGAGGCTATCGACATGATAATCGACCGCTACCCGCGGACGTCGTGTGGGTGGAAGTTTCGTCACACTGAGGCGAGAATGCAAAACATAATGGAAAGCCTCAACCGAAAGGCTACCCCGGGTTACCCGATCCGGTCCTACCTCGCCAACAACCGCCAGGTGTTGGAGGACCCTATGATTCGAGATCACGTCATCAGACTCGCCGCTTGGCGACTGGAGCAGTTGTCGCAGATTGATCCAGTCTGGTTGGACGACGTGTTGTCCCGTGACCCGTTGTTTGCAATTCGCAGCGGGCTAGCCGACGTGATAAGCGTCATTATCAAGAACGCACCGCACCCCGAGCGCAAGGTACAGACCCAGCGCTGGAGGTTTGTGAGTGCAGAGTCCTTGCCGGATCAGATCGTGGAGAAACAATGCTTCACGGGCCAGGACTCAGCCGAGATCGCCACGTGGAACACCGTGCCGTCAAAGCCGGGTATGGGCTTGACGGACGATGATGCACGGAAACTTGCCTTGTTCGCCAAGTGGAGGCGCTTCAACTATCTTTCCGATGCACATGGGTGGGACAATACTGTCCCCGCTCAGTTGATGGATGCAGACATTGAGATACGCATCCGCCTGTGCACGGACCCCGACCCTGCGTGGGTTAGGGCAATTAGGAACATCAACACTTTGTCGAAGCGGCGTGTGATGATGTTGTCTGATGGAACGCTACTAGTGCGAGTCACCCCTGGGGGCATGGCCTCTGGACGGAAGGTGACGTCAAGCAGCAACAGTCGTATACGTGCACTCGTTGGCGCTGTGGCCGGAGTCAAATTCGGTTATACAGCTGACGGGATGTACATGGGAGACGACGCCTTCGAGTTCGTACCCGAGGACGTGAGTCCCACAGATGTGGAGACATATCTAAGTGAAACGACTGGAGTGAAGTTGACTGACGCGCGAAGAGCGACGGCGGATGACTTTGAGTTTTGCTCCCAGAGGTTTATCACCACGGACGGCGTGACCAGAGTCTATCCGCTCAATCCGGACAAGTCCTTATTGAACATGTTGGCGGTCAAAGGACCGACAGACGACGACCAAGTGCGCAGCAACCTCGATGCGTACTTTAGGCACCTCCCCAACAGGGAGTTGTACATGGAAGCCGTTGACGCGATTATCGCGGGGCGCTCGGCCGGCCCCGTAAAGCAAGCGGAGGGAAGTTTTAAACATGTCGAAAGCGCGCAATCCGATGTCGTGGCTGGTCGAAGCTAACCAGCTCACCGCGGACGGGCGGGATTGGTTAACGTGTGCGATGGACCCATTTCATGATATGGACCATCAAGTCGCCGGTTACCCAGACGCCGACGGGAGTAAGACGGTGGTGTCGTGCTACCAAGTTGCATACGACATCGCGCGTCCCTTCAACGTCGACGCCGGGAATAACTGGGATTGCCACGTCTTCAACCTGCCAACAGCGCAACCCACGGTCACACTTGTAGGTGCCGACAATCACAACGGCCAGCTTACAGTCGCAGCCGCGGGGGTTCGAGCGACGTACGGACTCATGAACGTGTCGACGAACTACACCGGCGCCCCCCTCTTCGCAAACACTACGACTGCAGCAGCCAACCCCAACTACCGCAACATTAACATCCAGACCCCTGCCGGGATTTGTGATGGCAGTACGCGTATCGTTGGCATGGCTTTCGAGGTGGTCAATACGACCGCCGAGATTGAGAAGCAAGGCACCATCACGGCATACCGCATGCCCCAGCTGTCCAACCCATCTGACGTGACAATCAATGAGTCTGGAGCAGCCAACGCACGCGGACAGCTGCGAGTGCAAGCTTATCAGCAACCACCGTCGTCCCCCGCTGAGGCCACCAACCTCATAGGGACGAAGCAGTGGGCAGCAGCAGAAGGGTCATACTCAACAGTGACCCAATGCTCCATAGTGAACCCCATCTCGTTTGAAACTCATCAGGCGATGATGCTCACTTCATCAGACCTCACCAATGGCACCACCGTGCTCGTTGGTCAATACGTGTTCAACGGAACGCAGAACGCCCCGCCGGCGATGACGCCCCTGAACACGGAGCAAAACAAACTGGTGCCTCTCAACACCAGTGGCGTGTTCCTGACAGGACTGTCGTCAGGTACTACGCTCAGACTTAAGGTCAAAGTCTATGTTGAAGCCGCCCCTACCTGGGCAAACCCGCAACTTGCCGTGCTGGCCACCCCGTCAGCAGCGTACGACGTTCACGCGTTGGAGCTTTACAGCAAGGCCATGAACATCCTACCGGTCGCAGTGCCGGTGGGTGAAAATGCAGCGGGCGATTGGTGGAGAAAAGTGCTGAAGGTCGTTTCGGTGATCGCAGCACCCCTAGGTATGGCGGTGGGCCTTCCAGGAGCAGGCGCGTTCGGGAGCGGCATAGCTAACGCAGCTAGAGTCGCGCTCGAGTCTGCCCGTGCGCCTAAGGCGTACAAGAAGGCTCAAGCGGCAACATTCGGTGATGTGTTGTCGGACATTCGTGGGAAGGGCCAGTCGCGGCCCAAAGCGAATAATCAGTCGGCTGAGGTCAAGGCTCTCCCTCAACAAGGCAAGCAGGCCAACGCTGAAAAGCGAAAAGCCAAGCGAGCGAAGGCGAAGAAGAGGACTGCCCTAGTCCCGGCTCAGCAGTTGCAGCGGATGCTCAGGTCGTTCGAATCCGCGCAGCTTTAACCGAGACACTTGCGTTCGAAGTGGACCCACGTTACGGGTCTAGCCGTGTAGGGCTTAGTAATTAAAGCTACACTAGTTGCCTGTTTACAATAGGATGTCGTACTGGTCTAAAGTCTTATGATACCCC